TCAATGTAAGCTACTGTAGCCTTCATCTCATCTAAGACTTTCTCTTTGTCTACGTTAGCTGCAGAGACATACTTGAAGTCACCTGTACCTTTATTGATTGCCCACCAGCCCCCTACAGGAGCGCCTTCTGCTTCTGCATAGCCTACAAGCTGTGGGATGTAACCAAACCCATCACCAGAGTTGAGTGCTTCAAAGCTGGCAAACTTGTTAGTGTAGGACCAAGGAGAGGTAGACTTAACGTCATCTACCTTACCGTCTAGCTTCATGTCGTACTCGCCATTGATCTTACGCCCATCTAAGTCAAGCGTAACCTTTGCATTGTCCTCAAAGTCAACGTCAGCACCACGTAGTAAGCCTTTAAACACAGCCTCTACAATGTCACCAATCATCATCATCATTAAAAAGCGTGGCGGGAATGCTGTCTTGTACTCAGGCTCATTCTTATCAAACCAAAGCTGACAAGTAGGACGCCCAATGTTGGACATCCTTAACCTAAATGCATCCCGTGGACCTCCGTTGAACTGCTTATTCATTGCATCTCCAACATCAGACATAACCTTATCAATTATGCTTTGATCCATTCCTTTTTTACCAGCAAGAACAGAGTTCATGTAGCTGTGAAGGGATAGCTCTGCAGGATGCTCCATTACTCAAACTCCTCCACGTCAACAATAGAAGCAATGATTTCCTTTTCATAATCATCTACGTCCTGACGATTGTTCTCATCCCACTTAGCTAGGATGCCACTATTAGTAACTTCAACAAACTCTAAGAAGTCCTTGAGGATTTCATTGTCACCCTCTTGTACATCTACGAGATCAGGTGCGCTGAACGTGTAGGACGCATACTGGTTGCCATTAGGTAAGTCATGTATACCTGCGCCTAGAGTTACGTTGTACTGGATAGGCAGCTTGTTCTTACGTGCTGTAGTAGAGATATAGCCATTCAATGCTTTGACGCTAAGCTTGTTCTTAACGTCTGTAACGAATGGCATATTAACGTAGTCACCTGTGATACTCTTACCATCTGCATCTGTAGCATCATCAAGAGTAATAAGACCAAAGACAACCATAGTACGGCTGATAGAACGAATAAGGTTCTTTGTAGTCTCTGATGTTGCATCCCAATCTTTGATGTAACCTGGACGCCCTAAGTTAAAGCCACCCTTAGTATCCTTGAAGTCACCCTTAAGATCAGTAGCCATTACTGTCTTGTTCATGGCGTTCAACTCACTGTCAAACTGTGTCCACTGCTGGCGGATGGCAAAGATACGGATCTTAGGGTTCTCTGAATAGATTGCTGTGTCTTCATCTAAGGTCAGCTTGTAAACACCTACAGGCATTACCTCTGTCTTGATTTTCTTACCAGCTACTTCCATCAGCCCCATAGCTGCTTGGTGTACCTGTGTCAGCCGTGCTAGGGTTGACTTAGAAGATGGACTATTTGCATTAGCTACTCCCATCATTTCTGCTAGGGATTGACCTGATTCATTTGCTACTGTTAGTTGTGTACTCATAGTTTTTCTACCTTTTTATCTATACTAAGAAAGTTAGTTATACATTAAACGTCAACTGTGTCAAGCCAGTTGATGCCTATTTTTGCTTCTAATAGTAGAGGGACATTCATTGTCACACCGTATGCCTTCTCTACTAGATCGTTTAAGTCTTCATTCAAGTCGTTAATTATCTGTATTACTTGAACTTCTTCGTCTGGGTGTATGTCAATTACTGTTGAGTCATGCACTGTATTCACTAAGCAAGATTGTAACGGTTTTAATCTATCTTCTAATTCATTCAGGACTACAGGAACTACGTCACCTGTTGCAAATCCCTGCACTGGATAGTTCTTAATCATAGTGAAGAATGTAGGTGTACCGTTAGCTCTCCTAGTAATGCCAGGAAATGCATACTGCCTACCTGACACGTTAGTAATCTTCTCTAGACGTATAGCCTCGTTGCCTAGACTCTTGTGCCACTTAGCTATACCCTTGTATTTGTTGATAAACTCTTCGTAGTAAGCAGCTTCTGCTTTGCTTCTACCATATCCACTAGCCCCGAAGAGGGGAGCAAACGTGTGTTCCTTTCCTTCTTGACGGGTAGTAGGCTGACCAGCATCAGAGATAACCTTGGCAGTGTAGCTGTGTACATCAAAGCCTGTAGCAATCTCTTCCATAGCTGTCTCATCCTGTGCTAGGAAAGCTGCTGTTCTAAACTCAAGCTGAGCAAAGTCTGCCTCACAAATCAGACCGCCATCCCAACGAGATATAAACACACGCTTTACTGGAAATGTCCCTCCTCTTGGCATGTTTTGCATGTTAGGGTTTCTACCACTAAACCTACCTGTAGCTGTGATGTGTTGGGTAAGAGTGACATGGAGATAGGAGTCACCTCTGGTATAGTCTGAGATACCTTCCACAAAGGAGCTAAGGTAGGAGCTAACAGCAGATAGCCTACGTAGATCACCAAGGAAACTGACAGCGTAATCCAATCCCCTCGTTTTAGCATTTGATATGAGAACATCTAATTTATCCTTCCCTGTTCCAAAACCATTTGCACTGACCCAAGCCTTGTTAGGTGGGAAGAACCCTAGCCCTGCAAGCTTGTCTAGCTTTTTTAGTTGGTAGCCTCTAGCACTGCAATCTTTACAGTTGTTAGGCTTAGAGTAAGGCGTACCATCTTTCTTCTCCTTGAACGTCTTGCCCTTACCCTTACAAATAGGGCAGGTAAAAGCTTTGGTCTTGTATGTACGCTCTGTATTTTTAGTTACTACTTCTTTGAACTCAGCCCTATTGTTTACATAATCAAACAGGTCAACCCAAGTTTTCTTCTCATTGAGAGTGCAACTGTATACTACAGATGACATCTGCTCTGGTGAGTTGAGGTTTACTGGTGTATCCCCCATAAGCATACGTACTTGTTTCGTAAGCCTCTCTTCTATAGCTATCTTCTCTTCTTCAAACTCTTTACGTACTAATTCTAAGGCAGGTTTATCCACCCTGACTCCCGACATGTACATTCTTGTAAGGGTTTTACAGGTTCTGAAGGTAACGTTTTTGACTCGTAGTAGGGAGTCGGACTCAGGCTTGGCGTAGTCAGCTTCGATTGCGAAGAACAACTCACGAGTGACATCAAGGTCGCGGCGCAGATAAAAGCTAAGCTCATCAAGAGGTATTTCATTTGTGTTATACCCTTTCTTAAAGTACTCCTTTAAAGTATCATCTTTCTGGAAGTCTAGTTCACGGCGCTGGGCGCAACCGTCCATGCTCAGTACGTCTTTTTTTCCTCTCAGTAAAATATACTCAGCTAACATAGTGTCATATATGTCACCATCATACGTGAAGCCACACTCCCACAACCACATGAGGTCATGCTGTGCGTTGTGCATAATTAGTAGAGTAGTCTCGTCTAGGATCAACTGTATCTGCTTAGCTTGTAGTCCAGAGTTATCTTTCTTTTCTACATGGTCTAACGTAAAGATGTTTGTTTCATTAACGTTGTCTATATTCTGTGTACCTACTTGAGTAAGTGTATTGCTTGGCTCAAAGGGGTCCATGTGTAGCCTACCGTTACGTTTGGTAGTTGTGTTCTCAACGTCTAATACTAGTCTCATCCATCCATCCTCTTACGCCGTGTACTGACTACGATCTCCGTCTAGTTCGCAGTGTACGACACCATGCCATCCACCCTTAAGCTTATTCTTGGCTATGTTCAAGTGCCTTTGTTCATCTTGCTCATCTGCACCCTCAACTAACTTGTTACGAGAGATCAGGATCATTAGGTCAGCTTCACTTGCCTTGCCTGTCTTACTGCCTTCCATCATACTCTGGTCAACGTAGACCTTACCTTCTGCATCTGCAGATAGCTGAGACATCCAGATGATAGCGCAGTTGTGCTGCTTGGCAATGTTACGTGCATGGATGGCTGCATCCTTGAGGTATACGTGTGAGTCAGAGCCACCCTTAGAGGCAAACTTGTCACCCATGTCCAGTACCACGACATCAGGGGAGTAAGCCTTAACAATAGCCTCTACCCATGCCATGTCCTTGCCTGTGCTGTCCTTAACAAAGATGTTCTCTGTGACAGGCTTGTAGCGCGCAGCAGCGAGTGCATAGTTGCCCTTAACCTCTTCCATTGACATAGTGGTAGCAGCGCTAAGATACCTCGCTCCTACGCGATGTGATGGCTCCTCATTACATAACACCATGCACTTAGCACCCTGCTCAGCAAAACCACCTGGCGCAGCTATGGTAGAAGCATGGAAGCTTGTCTTACCTGTGTTAGGTCTAGCTCCTACAATAATGAGATGCCCAGCGCTTATACCTTCTACTTTCTTTCTGAGTGACGGGATGTTCCATTTCCACTGGCACTCAATAGCGTTGGCCTTAAGCAAGGTATCAATAGACATATCATCCCAATCAACCTTAAGGTTAGGCATGAAGTCATCTTGATAGTTCTGTATCAGGTTACGCAGCGGCTCTAGGCTATGATCACCACCATTGATGTACTCAAAGCCAATGTTAGCTACCTCTTCACCTACCACCTTCTGAAACATATTAGCCATTACTTCATTGGCAATACCCTGAGACATAGCCTCTTCTTTGTTGATCCTACGAAAGAGATCCTTGTATGCCTCTTTGTTAGCAGTAGTTAAGGTGTTGTTACTAAAGAACAAAGCTTCTAGCTCTGCTACACTTAGATCTTTCTCGTAGGTCTCCATAGCGTAGTCAATGGTCTTCTTTAAAAGACGTATATCCTTAGTGAATAGTTTATCTGGGCAACGAACTCCTTTGTTGTTTTCATAGAACTCTTTATTTAAGAGCGTCTTGACAAGAGCGAACTCCATCATGCGTACACCTTCCTGATCGTAACTATCTCGTGTTGCGTATAAGCTATCTCTACCTCAAGCTCTTTACGCTTAGGGGTCAGCTGTTTAGTAGTCTTTATAATTGAAATACGCTTGGCTTCTAGGTCAGATAACTGATCCTTTAGTTGTCTTAGGTTCTTACTCATCTCTTAGTTCTCCTTATCTACTGCGTAGAACATACCTTCTGATCTAGTCATTGATATAAATAGATCTCTTAATTGCTGATACGACATGTACAACATCTGGTACTCATCTAAGTCATCATCAAACTGCGTAATGTAAACTGTATCATCTTCTCCTATAATCATTTCAACATCATTAAAGGCGTCACCCTCATCTAAACTGGTGATGACAGAAGCATCACTCTCAAACTCAACTGTGAACATTGTTTGCTTTTGCTCTCTCTATGGACCTCTTACGTTCTTCCTCATCAAACTCTCTTATGTCCTGCTCATCAAACTCTGTTGCATAGTTTAATTGCTTTTGCAACTCTGTAATCTTCTCGTTAGCTATCTTTAGCTCTCGTTGTAGATTCTCTATCTCACCACACATACTCATAACTTTTACCTCTAGTCTAGCTACATCAGTCATTTGTTATTTTATCACGTTGTGCTTTCTGTATGACCTCAAACTTATCAAACAGCTGCTCAAACTTCCACTGGTACAGCTGCTGCATACCCATCAGTGTATTCATCATTTCATCTGGTGTAGGGTAACGTTCACCATCACCAATCTGTCTTAACACCGACTCAAGGTCATTGCAGACTGACCAGCAGTCCATGATGTGCGGCTCTAATTCATATAGATCAATCATTGTTTTCCTCCTCAGTTAATGCATCCCATGATACAGGAAATAGTTCAAGCATCTTACGATCAATCTGTTGTGCTACTTCACGTGTTTCTGCCTGTGTATCTTTTTTACACCGTAGGTTACACATGTCACTAAAGGCATCCAGAGAGCCGGACCAGTAAACCTCAGTCATGGTAGACTGCGGCAGCACCATACGTGCTTGCTCTGGTGCTACCCCTGCTTTCAATAGTTGAAGGTATAGGGTCAGCGTGTCTTTCTTAAAGAGTTCCAAGATAGCCTCTCCATCTTCACCCCAATTAGAGTTAAAGTCAGTGGTCTTCAAGTCAACAACACCAGATGACCCCTGCTTCTTATCTACCGCCTTGCCACGCCATACCTTTGGTTTATAAAATTTAATATTTTCAGATGTGTATCGCCTAGATATTTCGTTCCAACGTAGGAACTTATGCTTGACTAACTGTCTTGCTACAAACACTGGAAGTTGGACGTGAAAAGATGCAAAGCAATGTCCGAAGGGGCTGTAATGCTTATGCTTGGCGAGGTACTTGATTAGCTTGGCATCCTTAGCCTTCAGTGTTGGCGGACCCCAAGTATTCTCCTCCATCTCAGAAGTCTTACCAAAGCTTACCCGTGCAGCGTTAGCTACAGTTAAGTCATTGCCCATGTGCTCTATGTAAGTAGTTGTTATCATGGTAGATTAACCTCAATACACTGTAATGTTTCTGATGGATCATTTACTAAGACCCTTGCTCTACCTAGCGCACCACCACATAACGTCTTGTTATTAAATGTGTCCAAGTGATGATACCTTATACCTTCATCTGGTACAAACTGCATCCATATTAATATCCATACTACGTTCATTTCTTACATTCCTTAATCTCTACCTCTAGTTTAGCTATACGTTTTTCTAGTTCTTCTACTTTATTAGTCAGTTCATTTATGTAGTAGTTCTTATTCAACCTACAAACTCCTTAAGCTTATCAATGTCAGACTCTAATGCATACTTTATGTCATCGTCAAGACGTAAAGCACTAGTAGGTAGACCTGTCCATGACACAATCTCTCGTGTAAAGGTCAACGTCTTGGGTACAGCGTCAGGGTCTAGCGCTACGATAACCCTGCTATACTCTCCAATCTTTGCCTTATGATCTTCAGTAAGTGATGTACCAAGCAAAGCCATAGCAGTTAGGCCAGGGCATACTCTCGCAGCTGTGATTGCACTTATTACATCCTCTACTACAAGTATAGTACCGTTTGGTATACCTATGCACTTCGTAAAGTAATGACCTAGACCAGAGTACCTGTACCACTTAGGTATAGCACCATCTAAA